AGATTGTGTTAATTATTTATATTAAAATACCACAATATGGTATATTAATAATATTACTACAATTATAGAGCGATACTATAATCATTTAGATAATAAAATTTTATTATCTCAATGATCAAATTTAAACAGTTGCTTCAAAAATGAGCGAAGTAACTTTATAACGGTCCATAATACTGGAAGGTCTTCTATCTTCAAAATATCCGTAACCAATTTGTGATACTTTTCTGGATATTCTAATGGTGATACCATAAGTAAAATTATTGATATGATAGATGATGTTTCACATGATCCAATTAAACGTAACTTATTAAAATCTATTAACATACATTTCTTTGGTTAAAACAATATTTGGACAAACTGATAGATTCAAAATACAATTTTTTAAATCTTCAGCAGCAGTTTTACCTCTAATTTGGTCACCACAAGAGAAGAAATCAACAGCGGCAATACCGATATCACTATATAAATGGAAACTACAATGAGATTCATCGAGTAATAAACAACTAGTAAATCCAGGTGGAGATATATTTACATCATTAAAAACAACCAAATTTTTACCAACAACTCGGATATTATATTTAGAACAAACGTCTTGCATTAATTGGAAAATAGTATTAGCGATATTATTTGGATTATCAACTATTAATCCTTCAAAATCAAACATTGCATGGAAACCGCGATTAGACATTTAATATTTATATTATATAATTATTTAAACTTAATTATATATAAATTATTAAATTTTTAACACATATAAGAATTAATTTATATATATATAATAAGTGTATGGAGTGATCCATATGAAATACAATTATAGAGAAATACTATAATTATCCGGATAATATTTTTAATGTTATCCAGATGATTAAATGATGTTATTTAATATAATAGTAACGCTAACATAAATATTATTTATGTTAGCGCGATTAGTTAAGTGGTATAACTGCGATCTTATACGTCGTCATCATCAGTTCGATTCTGATATTGCGCATTACTTTTCATCATAAAATTAATTCTGAAATTAATTTTATTTTTTTTTTATATATTATAAAAATATTGAAATTTTTATATTCTAAATATAAAATTATATATTATGGAATATAATTAGATATTATGGCAGCTCACGATGATGTAATGAATATCAATATTGAAATAAATGATCAAGAATTAGAAGAATATAGATCTGAAATCATAAATGGTGTATATGAAAATGCCATAACAAGATATCCTTATAAATATAAAAAAATATATGACATATTACGTTATTTTAGACATTTAACAGAAGAAATAATGTTTAATTTTATAAAAAGAGTTGTAAATGATGGAAATCACGATCAAAATGTAGTTCAAGAGTTATTTGAACATACAGTAATAAATCATAGTCATACAATTTCAGTAGAGATCATAAAATATCTAAAAAAGAGTGGTGCAGATGTTAATAAATATTCTAATGTATATATTAATAAAAATGCGGATGATGATCATCGTCCAGATCTATATAATAATATGGAGAATAAAGGAAATACTCCATTATGTTATGCAGCATTATCACGTGATCTAACTTTATGTTCCATATTATTAAAATGTGGAGCAGATCCATATTTGATAAATAGAGATGGTATGTCATTATATACAAATTTATTATGTCCCAGAGTATTAAAAAATAACAACAGAGAATCTGAATTGATGGAAGAGATTTATAATGGTGCATATTATACAAGATATTTAATGAAACAAACTAAAATGAAAATTGATGATGTTAATAGATTAATAACAATGTCAAAAGTATCGATACAAGATGATGCTATGTTATTAGATATACGAAATAAATTAAAATTGATATATATAGATAGTGATATAGATAATTTCAGAAATGTTTTACCAAGATATAAATTAGCGAGAGCCACCGTTTTAAAAGTAATAAATGGACTATATTAGAAATAATATAATATATATTAATAATATATTAATAATATATTATATGGATACAACATCAGAATTAAAAATAAAAAATAATAGTGATAGATTGATAGTATCATTTGGAGGATGTTTACAACATTTTAGAGAGAAACAAACATTTGAGTTTTATAATTTTCTAAATAAACATTTTCCATCATACGATAAATATTTTTTTATAGATAAGTATTTTAAATGGTATAATTATGGTATTGATGGTATATCATCTAATATTGATCAAACCGTAAAATATTTAAAGTCAATAATAAGTAATTATAAGGAGGTATTATTTGTAGGAACATCCGCAGGTGGATATGCTGCAATATTATTTGGATCCATATTAGACGTTAATAATGTATTAGCATTTATACCACAAACCATTATTGAAGGAGATGATTTGGATCCATCATACAAAAATCTTAGTCAAATCATAAATAAAAAAACAAAATATATTGTATATGGAGATGAAAGTATATCAGATGAAACCAATTTACATCATATAAAACATTGTTATAATATTGGACATCATAAAAATGTTATAATAGAAAAGAAACAAGAAATAGATATGAAAGAGATGCGTGATAGTGGTGAATTATTAAATATATTTACAAAATTATTGGAAGGTAAATAGATCAGTAATATCTAATAGTTTTTTCAGAAAAACTGTCAGAAGATTTATGTCTTGAATAAGATGTAGTATTCCAATGATAAAGTTTCATTGAGAATTGTAAATTAAAAAAGAAATTAACAATATTATATATAAAATTTAATAAATTTCTTTTAAATATTGAATGGTTGTATTGTTAAGTTGTATTTTTAATTGTGTATTGTGATATTTGTGATATTCTTCACACGCACAATCATTTAAAATTTCACTGTTCAATTCGATTGTCATATTATATGGATTGATTTTTAGATATCTTTTTGGATGTTTGAAAAGATAACATAAATCTCTACATAATAATAAACCATTATATATATTATAACGGTCATGTTTAATTGGTGATATATATACTGCATCACAAATAATATGTGATTTGCCAGTAATAATACAACGATTATACAAATTAATTAATTTATTTCTGAAATCATTTTGTAATTGGATTTGAATGTTTTCATATGTATTATCATATGAAAAATTATATGTGTTAGAAAAATAAATTTCAAGAATTCTAAAATCAAATTTACTAACTAATAATTCAAATACAAATTTTAATAGATCTTTATTTAATTCAGTTTGTTTAGATGGTAGAAGTGTTATATCAGATATACCATTAAATTTTAAATTTTTTATTTCATCGAAAATTTGATTAAATGTATAATCTATACTATTGTGCATTTATAATATAAACCAATTATATTTTTATATAATATTAAAGATAGTTTAACCAATAATTTGAATATCTGATAAATTATTAATATTATCATCAGATAGAGATATAATATTTTTATCAATAACATTAAAAATTAAATTTTCGGTAAGTTGAGAGCTGATAGCTGGTGTTTTTTTAGAGGTATAACTAACAACATAACCAGAATGTAATTTACCAATAACCAATAAAAAATTACACACCATGGTGCTAATAGTAGTAAAATCAAGATAAAAGTAATGAAAAATTAAAACAGCACTAAATATCCAATTAACACAAAAAATGACATATAGTGAGATGCATAATTTATTATAAATAATATTATAATATGACAATTTTTTTTTAATAATAGGATATTTATCGATAATTTTATGAAGGTATTCATCAGGCAATTCTTTATTAGAATCGAAACTATTAATTAGAAAATATTCTCGTTTAATTTCAATAATATATGTAACAAAAAAAATAAATAAACAAATAAAATTAAAAACAATAACAAAAATATTATATGTAGATAGATCTATAAAATTATCATAAATAGAACATGGATAATAATTAGAATATTGACAAATAGTATTATTATAACAACCATTCTTGTGATCTTGATAATTAAAACAATTTTGTGGAACAAATATTGATAATAAACAAGCCAAAATAATTTTAATAAATTCAATAATAGATAGGAGGAGTGATTTAATTTTTTGTACATTATCATTGTCTTTAAAAAATAGTATTATATTGCACATAATATAATATAATATAATATAATATAATATAATATTTATAATAATTTATTTATATAGAAATGTGAGGAGCCATGGAGCAAACGCTGCATAAAAACACCATATTGATCCAACCGATTTCTTTTTATTATAAATTAAATATGATATAACATATCCAATAAGAATAATAGCCGAATGTAATTTACCATTAGATAGACCATAATATGTTAATAATACAACAATAAGTATGAATAATAAATAATAAATACCACCATAATTTTTATTATTCCATAACCATTCAATATGTGGATTACTTTCAACTGTTATGAGGGAACAATCATCATTCATAACATATTTGGTATAATAAATTGTCATAATAACAAAAATAACCATAAACAGATCTAACCATTTTGGTAATATAAATGATTGTCCATCATTAAAATATTTAATTAATAAATATAAAATGATAGGTTGTAGATGATTTAAAATGATACCAATTTTAGTAATAAATTTATTAAAAGAATTACATGTTTGGTTTTTCCATAAAAAGTATTCAATAAGTTGCATTTGTATAACAAAAAAATATAAGATAGCTTCTTTAGGATAACCTTTTTTATATAAAATAAATGAACCGATCAATCCCAAAATATAGGTTGAAATAGATACTTCAGCATTAAAACACATAATAAAATACAAACATATTTAAATTTTTAATATATATATAAAAATATATATTAAAAATGTCAGAACATAGTTATGTGGAAAGATTAAATATAGTTTTAGATATAGCAAAGAAATTAAAAAATTTTGAAGGAAAGAATGGTCAGATAATTGATTTATATAAAAATGAAATATCATTTATTGAAGATTTCAAAATAATTACAAATAAATATATTAAAGAAGGGATTGAATTTTCTGGTAGTTTTGATTTTATTGAGATTGGAAAGAGAATAGATTACATATTTCCAATTGATAAATCAAAAAAACCATTATTTGTAATAAGATTTAGTTCCTGATAGTAGTAAGAACACCGAAATGATCAGATGCATTAATTGGAATTAGATAATCGTTATTAATTTTTATAACATTTTTTAATTTATCAAAATCTCCACAAGCATCAGACATTTTATTTATAAACCATATAGAATTTTCAGGATTAAGATATGATGTATCGAAACCAACAAGTGTGGACGAATGATTATTATTACGTTGATTGATTGATTTATAAAAAATAGCATCGAATTTATATTTTTTATCAATTAATTTAAGATTCCATCGTAAAGAATTTTTATCAGTATCTTCAGTAAATCCATCATTATCAGGATTAACATATTTATAGGTATCAATAAAGCCATCTAATTTAAATTTATTAATAATATTAATTTCAGGCCATTCTTGTACAGTTCCATCTAAATGGAAATTAAAATCTCCACACAGAACAATATTTTTATTATCGAATGTTTTAGTAATATCATAAATAAACTGTAATAAAATAGATCTACATTCAGAGAATTGTTTCCAAGAATTAGCCTGTCCTGGGCTTTTTTTTGTTCCAGATTGTAGATAAACATTAATAATAACAAGATTAATATATTCAACGACAATCATAGAATTAAAATAACAGAGGATACCGGGTAGTCCATATATTGTAATTTTGGATGGTTTAAATCTGGACATAAAGAAAATATCAGCATTACGTTTTCGAGAAATTTGTTTAATATATGGTTTTTCGGATGCATATTTATATTGTTGAATAACATCAGTAAGTTCATTATAAGAATAATCGGACATTTCTTGGAGACAAACAAAATCTGAATTTGCCTGTAAAATGGTTGATATTAACATATCTTTTCTTAAACTAAATAATTTTTTTAAATTATCGTCAATAGAAAGACCCCAGATATTATAAGTTAATATAGTATATTCATTTGGAACAGTATCTCCATCATTATATTCTTCAATAAGGTCAATTTGAACGTCGTTAATGGATAATATATTTTTAGGATTATTGTAAACATTTTGCCATTTAGATGTCATATTAATAATATATATAAATAAACAATTATTTATATATAAATAAAATAAATGTAGATGATTAAACAAATTATAATTTAATTAAGCGATATGGTTGATATAGTTGATATGGTTGATAGGATGATAATGATGCTTCAAAATTAATTAAAAAAATATTATTAATAATAAAATCCATATTTTGGGATGATGTTTGTATGATGCTTGTATCTGTATCATTAGAAGATCTATATGAAAGAGGTCCAATTGTAAAAGTGAATGATTTTTTTGGTATGATACTAATAGTGTTATTAATATTAAAGTTATGTGGCATATGTAATTGGATGTATTTAATAGCGTCATAATAAGAAACTTTTAATTTTTCCATAATAAAAGCACAACCGAACATGAGTGATAATTTAAAAGTGTCGTCAATAATAAGAATACCAATATTATGTGAATATCCTTTGGTTATAAATGTATTTACAGCATAAAATAATTTATTCATATAGACAATCATTTCTGTGGTTAAATATTCTGGATTTAATTTAATATTAAAATAAGTTACATGTTTAAAATAATTAGTATTATTTGGTGATAGATTGATTACATAACGAATATTATTTATTCTAAAAAAATCAAGATCTTTATAAATTATTTTATTTGTCCCAATCCATAGTCGTGGTAATATTTCTATTGCTTTCATTATATAGTAATTAAATAAATTATTTAATTTATTTAATTATTTAATTTTTTTTAATTTTTTATAATAATATTTATTTAGACCAAAACATTTACGGTTGTTGATGTTGCAGTAGTTTGTGTTGATAACACAAGTGGTTGAGCTACTTCTCCAACTCCAACTGTTGTTGAACCAGCTACTTGAACAGATTGAATTACGTCATCTGGTAATGTAGGAGCGGTTGAAGCGAGTCCCCGAACATTTTGTCGTTTAACTTTACGAAGAAAATTTTTATGTTCTTTTTTAATAGTTACACCATTCGCAACTGGATATTCAATTGGAACATCTAATTTGATTCTTCGACCAACATATTGATGTTGTTTTTTAGTACTTCCCTTAGTGCTTTCAACTAAGAAAAAATTAATTTCACTATCATCAATATTACCATTTTTTACTTTATCACGGACAATTTCAGACAGAGCTTTATTTGCTGCTTGATATGGTGAATCACCATTATAACGACCATATAATGGACCATTCTCTTCTAATTTTACTTTAAAACTTCTACTTCCCCCTCTGCTAACAGACTGTTCGACAATATTAGCACCACCTGTTTCAGTATTTGAAACAACTGTTTGAACAGTATTAGGTTCTGTTACTTGTGATGGAACAGATTCTTGTGTTGATGTATTAATAATAGTAGTTGACATTGTTGTATATTATAAATTATAATCTTAATAAATTTTTAAATTATAAACGTATAATAATTTAAAAATTATAAGTAATGGCTTAAATAAAATTAATTATAGATCGATTTTTTTTTGAAACAATTGAAAAAATATTATAATTTGGATAAAAAAATAGTTGCCAGAAAAATAATTAAAAATCGATAGTATTTTTATTTGTATTTAATGGTAAATTTAAACCAGTTGGAGTATCGGTTATATTTGTATTTTGTATTTTACGTGGTCTTCCTCGTTTTCGTTTAACAACATTATTTGAAATTTGTTCGATATTAACATTGATTTTGCTAATAGTTATGTTTGGTGTGTCACTATTAGTTAATATAGAGGATAATGTAGTATTACCACTAATTAGATCATCAGAATTATAATCATCTGGCATAATAAAAATTTTACTGAGATTAGATTTAATATCAGAATTATCTTGTGAAACAGTATCATCATTAGAATTAGTACTATTATTGTTGTCGTCAGTAATTATATTTGTAGTATTACAATTAATATTAATTTTATTTTGTATTTTTTTAAGAACAATATTAGTAAGTTCATTACTGATAAGTATTTTTTTATAAGGAAATATTTTTTTAAAAGCTTTAGTAATGGTAACTTCAGATATATTAAACACTTCTGATATTTCTTTTTTGGGAATATTAAGATCGTAAATATAAGAAGTTAAAAGGATACTTCCAGCAGCCATAGATGTAGGTTGATGATCTGATGCAATATCTAATTTATTGATATTTTCAGCGATTCTAATAGCGATATCAATATGATTTTTTTTAAGTTTTAATTTATAACCAAATCGATCAATAAAATCGTGAGCATGTGATGAATGCAATGTGTATGTCTTACTTTGATAATTATTAAGTTCTAAAAATTTACGACAGCCTTTGGTTACTTGTGTTAATTTGATTCCAAAAATAGTTGCAATTTCTTTGGTCGATCTTGGAATACCTTGTAATTTAGCTCCATAATATGCACAAGCAGCTATTAAACCCAATCTATTTAAACCTCTAATAATAATATTTTTTCCTTTGTTATATCCATCAGTATGTTTGATATTTGATATATTAAAATACAAATGTTTTGCCTCATCAATCACATTTTTTTTAATAATAAATCTTTTCATATTAACTTCAATATTTTTGAGAACATCATTTAATGATCGTTCTTTATAAGACGAACTGTTCCATTGTTGAATCCGTTTCATTGCTGAATTACCTCCTGATATTACAGTTCCAATTGATAGATTCTGAGAAAATTGATTTGTTGGTGCTCCACATCTTCCATTATCTTTTGGACCATCCTCAAAATTAGTCCATTCTGGTCGTTGTTCAAATACTTCCGTATTAATTGTTCCACATTCAGTACAAATATAATTAGATGTTGATGTATCAACAATTAAAGACATTGAATTACAACTAATACAATTATTAATTACATTGTTTTTGTCTCTATCCAATTCATTTGTTTCATTTGTTTCATTTGTTTGTTTCTCTGCATATTTATCAAATAACGACCATAAATTTTCATCATTTATATTATCTAAACAATTAAACTCATCATTCTCTGTATCGGTCATTCTTCTATATATATTTATATATTATACCTTTAAACCATTTAATTAAAATATCAATTTTTCCATATGATGTAATTATATATATATTATAATATGATCCATAATATATGTTCTATATATAGGATATTGATTGTACTTAATTTTTAATACTCAATATCAATATTTCTAACATATTATAATATATATATAATAGATCTACAAATAATAAAAAAAAATAAAAATAACATTGTAAATAATATTTTCAATTAAAAAATATATTTGGTAAAATAATATATTAGAAAAATTGATATATTAAAATGAGTAAATATAATGATTTTATAATATAATAATATATTGATGATAACGACAAATATATTGAAATCATTGGATGATTATATAGAAAAAAATCCATATTTAGAATTTTATAAAGAATCAAAAAAACAAATATCAGAAATGGCGTCTCCTTTAAAAGAAATACCAACTGATAATCCATATATTTTAGAAGCTGTACGAATCGAATTGTTGGCTAATAAATATAATATTTATTTATCTAATAAATTACATAAACCATCAGATGACACATATCGTTTATTAAAATTAGACAAAATATCAAAAGATAATTTGTTATTTCAATTGGAACTATTTAATAAACATAATGACATATTGGCAATCGATAATTCAATAAAAATACCAGATATTGATTTTGATCAGAATGATATGTTATATGATGTATATATTATTTTTACTAAAGATAAAATAGAAGATGATAATAATTATATAGAATTAAAGAATAGTTATGAGATATTGGGTTATGTTTGTGGTATTGAATCGATAAACATATTAAAATATCAAAAAATGGATCGTATTATAAATTTTATAAATGGTAAAAATAAAGATGCAAGTGATATATATGTATTGTTAAATAAATATTTACATATATCACAAACGAATAAACCATATCAAAGAGACAGAATGTTGGTAATGAGTGGTGCTATATTTCAAATAATTGGTTTAACCTATACACGTGACGTCGATGTATTAATAATAACAAATAAAAATCGTAAATATGTAGACGATACAGTGGATCGATTTAATGAATATAAATTGGACATAGATTTACATATTAGAGATGAAAATAATAACTGGATAGAAAACAATCATAAAATAGTAAAATATCAAAGTCAATGGTTGACAACAACATTACCAAATCTTGGAGGTGCATCCGACATATTTGATGTTGTATCAAATCCAAAATATCATATGATTATTATGGGTATTAAATTTTTTAATTTAGATCTAACTATAAAAAAAATATTGTCAAGAAGCAATGCATCAAGTTTAACAGATTTAATAATGTTAGAGAAAATAAATGGTTATAAAATAGAAAATTTATGTGTTCCAAATATGACAATACGTCAAGGAAGATTGGTCGTTTTTACAAGAAGTTACATCAAAAAATTGATTAAAACTATTAAATTCAAATTGAGAGACTATTATAAATATAATATGGAAATTGAAGAGCTACAAACTTATATTAAACGATGTACCTCTGAAAATTTTGATATCTATAAAGGTAAAACAATTTATGATCCAGATACATCACTAATAAAAAGGTATCATGCGGATGTAAAACTATTAATATTTCAGAAATATGGCAAAGGATTAAAAACATTATTAGACATAGGTTCCGGTCAAATGACTGATATGAAGATGTGGAAAGAAATGGAGATTGACCATGTTATTGGTATCGAACCATCTATTCACTCTATCAATAATGCATATGAAAGAATGGAACGATATAATATCAAAAATATAGAAATAATAAATGGAACCGGTGATGCTGACTGGAAACAATCTGATATATATAAACAAATTTTTGATTATAAATATGATATTATAACATTACAATATACAATACATTATATGATCCATAATCTGGATCAATTAATAACAAATTTATTAAATGTTATGAAAGATGGATGTATTATTTTTATTAATTGTATGGATGGTAATAAAATTTCTAAAGAAATACAAAATGGTAAACATATTGAAGTTAGAAATGATACTGAACCTATTTTTACTATAAGTCGTTATGACGATGGTTCTGATCAAAATCAACAAGAAAATAATAAATCATCAGTACCAATATTAGTATATTTTAAAGGAGCACATGGAGTAGCGAGTGGTTCAGTAGAATTTATAGTTGATATAGATAATTTGATCAGTGAATTTGAAAAACATAATATAACTTTGATAGATAGAAAACCATTTTTGTTTTATAAATCAAAAAATTCACGAAAAATGAGCGATATACAGAAAAGAGTCAGTAGTTATTATGTGTCTCTCGTTTTCAAATATTTGGAAAATTAAAATCTTAACATATTTAAATATTTATTAGTATATTTAATTATTAATATGTTTATCGAATTACTTGTATTCTTGTTCCTGTTTTGGTTTTTAAATTATTGGACAGTTTTCTTCCCATCTTTTTTCTCTTTTATGATGTTCCGACTTATTAACCAATTTATTGATATGCGAATTAAAAGTGATGATTTTGTTTCTAATGATATGGATGCTGATGATAATACATCAATTTATAAATGTAATAACTTAAATGATTGTTTTAAGGCATTTGATGAATCGCCACTAAATTATGGTCCTGTTATTAATAAAACATATAAAATTGTTAAAAAATACATATCTTATCCAATCGAATTTGTATTTAGTAAATCAGAAATATTATATGTTCCGCAATTATTTGACAAATGTAATAATTATATGTTGAATAAAAGACGACAATTTGGGACATATTTATTAAATCTTGATTGTAGTAAACGTATTATTAAAGAGGGGGTGACTTTATTTACACAACAAGTATTTGCGATGATGATGTCATCACAACCACAAGTTCGAACACAAGTACAAGTACAAGTACAACCACAAAAACGAACAATAGATTTGGATAAATTACATGATATTGGATTACCAAAATTTGGATCTAATACAACAGAAGTATTAAATAATACAAATATTTCAAGTATTCCGAGTTTAGATGAAATAGATAGATTAGATTAAATATATAGTAATTATATTAGAACCATATATTGTATATAGTTCCAATATATACAATATATATACATATATATATAAAAAATTGATTTATTAATAAATTAATATAAGGTTATAAAGTATATTAGTATAATTAATGTCAGCCAAACAAACGAATTCAGCCAAAACATTTAAAAATGTCACTGATACAGTAGAATCAAGATATTATGACAATGTGACGAATGAATTAAATACCAGAGAATTAGAGGTAGTAATGGACTTAATTTTTAAAAATAAATTTTCAAAATACAGTCATTTATATGATTCATATAATCAGTTTATAGATGAGACAATATCACAATGTTTGAAAGATGGTAATTTTGTATTGGACGAGGAAGTGAAACCGGATGATAACAAGATAATAAGACATTTATTTCGTTTTTCGAATATATCATTTCATGTACCGACTGAGGAAATTCCAGGAGAACCAATATTGACACCACAAATAGCGAGAATAAAAAATTTGACATATTCCAGTAAATTAACAACATTTGTGGAACAGGTTATGGAAACCGTTAATGTTTTATCAGGTGAAAAGACTGAAAAAGTATTATATTCGGATACAATTCCAGTTGGTAAAATTCCAATTATGTTAAGATCGGCTTACTGTGTGACACAACCACATGTTGCTCCAAACATTAAAAATACAGAATGTCAATTTGATCCAGGATGCTATTTTATTGTTAAAGGAAGTGAAAAAATAATTTTATCCTTAGAGAAAATAGGTGATAATAAAATTTTGGTATTCACAAAGAAGGATCCAACTTTTACTGATGGTTTAATATATACATGCCAGATTAATAGTAAAAATACTAATGTTCATTCTAATTTACAAATTTGTAGTGTTCGTATGAGAAAAGATCTCTCTATTATTCTAAATATGACTCAATTTACTGAAATTCCTATCTTTGTTATGATGAGAGCTCTTGGTATTGAAACTGATTTAGATATTTACAAATATATTGTGTATGATATGAATGATGTTGATATGTTAAATATTGTGAAACATTCAATGGATAAAACATATGATTCATTATTTAGATTAGAAAATGGCGAACCATTAACTATTCGAACTAAAGAAGATGCTATCTCATATCTTATAAGTAAAATGAAGAATAATAAAAAATATTCAGAGATAGATGCAAATGAAAAGATGATGCAAAAGAGAACAGCTTTAATTAATATTTTGAAGAATGATTTTTTGCCACATATGGGTAATGATGATTACAGTCTTAATAAAAAATCATATTTCTTAGGATATATGGTTCATAAATTGTTATTGTGTTATTTAGGTAGAACTCAACCAGATGATCGTGATAGTTATGTAAATAAAAGAATTGAATTACCAGGAACATTATTTGAACCATTATTCAAACAAAATCTTAGAAAAGTAATAAATGAAAGTTCAAAGAGATTCAAAAAGAAGAAGAATGGTGATAGTATTCCAAATGTCATTGGACAGATCCAAGCAAATACAATTGAATTGGGTATTAATCAAGCATTATCAACTGGTACATGGGGCACTTCTAAGAAAAAAGGTGTTGCTCAAGTTTTACAACGTTTAACTTATTTACAATCTCTTTCTTATTTAACAAGAGTTATGACGCCATCTGTTGATGCTTCTAATAATAAAGTTATTAATATGCGCCACGTTGATTCACATTGTTATGGTTATATTGATTCAATTGAAACACCAGAAGGTCATAAAATTGGTTTAATTAAAGGTCTTGCATTATCATGCACTGTATCATTAAATATGCCAGCTCAGGTAGAATTGATAAAAAGTATATTATTAAATCTCCCAGACAATCTCAAAATATATGAATTTGATATTGCACCAATCCGATTCAAACAATATACTAAAATTTTTATAAATGGTGAATGGATTGGATTAACTGATACTGGTTATAATATTGTTTCATATCTTAGAGAAAAACGATTGAGAGGTGAAATTCATAGACATGTTGCATTAACATATAATAGAACTCATAATGAGATCCGTATTAATACAGATGGAGGGCGTATGATTCGACCTTTATTACGTGTTGAAAATAATAAATTAGTTATTACTAAAGAGATTTTAAATAGGATTAATCTATCGAATATAGATGTTCCAGGCAAAATCAATAATATGGCACAACTTTTAACGGAATATCCTAATATTATTGAATATATTGATGTTGAAGAATCTGAAAATACTATGGTTGCTATGTATGCTAAAGATGTACATGATAATTATCAGAAGATGATAACACCAGTTGCAAATCCCCAAAGTAGAGGTGATAGTGTTAATAGATATATTAATATGTATAAAAGATATACTCACTGTGAATTCCATCCAATGATGATGTTAGGTAGTGTTAGTAGTAATACAGTATTTACAGAACATAATGTTGCTCCACGTAATTACTATAATTTTTCACAAGCACGGCAAGCAATGGGTGTATATGTAACGAATTACAGACATCGTTCTGATATTTCTTACATATTATATCATCCACAAGTACCCTTGGTATCATCTAAAGGGGCTAAATATACTGGCGCTATTAATTTACCAGCTGGTGAAAATGCTATTGTCGCAATTGCTGTTTATACTGGTTACAATCAAGAAGATAGTATCGTTAAAAATAAATCATCTACTGATAGAGGGTTATATCGAGTTACATCATTAAAAAAATATGATGATGTTTCTAAAAAGAATAGTCAAACATCAGTAGATGATGAGTTTGGTATTAAAGATAAATCATTAGTCAAAGGTATTAATGAAAATGAACGTAATTATAATAAATATAATGATAAAGGATTTACTCCTGAAGAAACTAAACTTGAAAGTGGAGACATTATTATCGCTAAAGTTACTCCCATATCTGATGGTGAAGGTAAATTATTTAAAGATGAATCACAATCTTATAAATCTAATGCCGGTGGATATGTAGATAGGGTATGGGCCGGTATTCAAGATGGTGATGGATATCCTATGATCAAAATGAGAATTAGATCTGAAAGAACATCTATGGTTGGAGATAAATTTTGTTTGACTCCAGATCATGAAGTATTAACAAATGAAGGATGGATAAGATTTGATACTCTTTATAAAAATTACAATATGCATTATTCGATTAGAAAGGATATTAAAGTAGCACAAAAAGATGCAAACGATAATATTCAATTTGTGGCAGTTCAAGGTGTATTTGAATTTGATTTTGATGGTCAAATGTATAAATTACAATCGGAACATATTGAATATCAGGCTACTCCTGACCATATGTTATATGTCAAGAAATCAAATTCTGATAAATTCGAACTATGTGAAGCAAAAAAAGTATTTAATGAAGTGCTAACTTATAAAACTGATAATAAGGAAGTAGAAGTTGTGCCATCATTTGGAACACATAAGATAGTTCCATACACTGGTAAAGTATATTGCTTACAAGTTCCAACAAGTGTATTTTTAA